CCTAGCCATTATGGGAAATGTCACTGAAGATGTAAGAGTTCAAATGGAAGGCGCTGCAAGAAGCGTTGCTAAAGAACTTGGACTATCTCACAAAGAAGCAGCAGAATCTTTCTTCTTCTTAGCCTCTGCCGGCTTAGATGCACAACAATCTATTGCCGCACTACCCCAGGTAGCCAAATTTGCTAAAGCAGGCATGTTCGATATGGCAACCGCTACCGACTTGGCAACTGACGCACAAAGCGCTTTAGGTTTGACAGTTAAAGACGCAAATCAAAACTTATTAAATCTCACTCGCGTTACTGATGTTTTTGTTAAGGCTAATACATTAGCAAATGCAACAGTTGAACAATTTGCAGCTTCTATTACCAGCAAAGCCGGTGTTGCTTTACGAAATGTTGGCAAAGACATCGAAGAAGGCGTAGCAGTTCTATCTTTATTTGCTGACCAAGGTGTTAAAGGCGAAGCGGCTGGCGTTCTCTTAACTAGAACACTCGAAGGTTTAACTGAGAATGCTAGAAAGAACGCAAAGGCATTTGAAAGTTTTAACATAAATGTTTTTGATTCTGCTGGCGAAATGCGAAACCTAGCAGACATCACTAGGGACATGGAAAAAGCCTTTGAGGGCATGAGTACGGAACAGAAGTCAGCGGCTATAAGCCAACTTGGTTTTAGCAAACTTGCCAAACAAGGTGTTCTGCAAATGCTTGGCTTCTCTGACGCAATAGCTAATTATGAAACTGAATTAAGAAAAGCCGGTGGAACTACAGATGAAGTAGCCAATAAACAAATGGCTGCGTTCTCTGAACAAGTTAAATTATTAAAAGCAGAATTTATTGACCTAGCAATAGACATAGGCCCAATAGTTATTGATGAATTCTTAAAACCTTTGATGGAAATACTCAGAAGCATTGCAGATAGATTTGCTGGATTAACAGATGAGCAAAGACATCAAATTGTTATGTTTGCTGCCATCGCCGCAGCAATAGNNCTGTTTTGCTAATAATTGCTAAGCTAGTTACGGCAGTTCAAGTTATAAGTGGTGCATTAGTATTCTTAGGTGGAATTCTTGGTTCATTAACGACTGCTGTGATTCCAGCTCTTGCAAAGGCTTTAATGTTTTTAACAATGAATCCAATCGGTTTAACTATTATGGCTGTGGCTGGATTGATTGCAATAGGTATTGCTCTTTGGCAAAATTGGGAAACAGTAAAAGAAAAATTTGTTGAAATTATTGAAGGATTACCAGGACCTGTAAAATTTGCAGCAAATCTTATTATTACTTATTGGAACGCAGTTTTAATAGGTATAGAAAAAGTTGTTAATGGTATCGCTGGAGCCATAAATAGTATTCCTGGATTTACTGTGCCTAAATTTGTGCCAGGTATCGGCGGACAATCATTTAGCCCACCGAGAATGTCAGGTGTTTCTTTACCGCGTATTCCTATGCTTGCTGAAGGTGGCATCGTAAATAGACCTACCTTGGCAATGATTGGCGAGGCTGGGCCAGAAGCTGTGATTCCTTTAAGTGGGCCAAATTCAAAACCAATGGGAAATACTTTTAACATAACAGTAAATGCCGGAATCGGAACTGATGGCATGCAAGTTGGCCGCCAAATAGTAGATGCTATTAAAAGATTTGAAAAACAATCAGGCCCAGTCTTTGCAGGTGTATAAATGAATACTGCGCCAATAACAACCGTTCAATTAGGTTTAGATTTATCAGCTCTTGGTGGGCCATTCTTTACCTTAGATGACCCAATTCAAGGACAACTTGATGATGCTGATTGGCCATTGTCGGGAATCTTCTTTTACGATGTCACAGACAGAGTTCGCACATTAGGTGTTAATAGAGGAAAGTCTAGGCAGTTAGATAAATTTACCGCCGGTGCTGCAAGAATCGAACTTAATAATAACGACAGAGCCTTTGACCCAGAAAACTCAGCAAGTCCTTTTTTTGGTCAGATTATTCCTAAGCGCACTATCAAGATAGAAACCGCCAATCAACCAGTTTTCTATGGGCAAGTTGAAGATTGGAATTTGTCTTATGACATCTCAGGCTTATCTACAACCACAGCAGACTGCGTAGATGATTTTGCAAGAGTGGCTCAATCTTCTTTAACAGCTCATACAGCCATAGTTGAATCAACAGGCGATAGAATCAACGCCGTTCTAGACAGACCTGAAGTTAATTGGCCTTTAAGCCTTAGAGATATTGACAATGGCCAAGCCACACTACAAGCAGATGTGGTTGAACTTGGTGAGAATGTTTTAGAGTATTTACAGTTAGTCACACAATCAGAGCCAGGCTCTTTATTTATGAGCAAAGACGGCAAATTTGTTTTTAAGGATAGGTCATTTGCGCCGGTATCTACTGACTTAGTTTTATTTTCTGATGATGGTGCAGGTATTGGTTTTCAAGAAATAAACATTATGTATGGTTCTGAACTTTTATATAACAAAATAATTATTGAAAGAGAAAATGGTGGAACTGCTATTGCAGATGATTTACCTTCTCAAGAACTTTATGGCCAACAAACTTTAAGCCTAGATGGTTTGTTAAATAATGACGATAGCCAAATTCAAGACATAGCAGATTATCTTTTAGGTCAATATAAAGAGCCAGAATATAGGTTTGAATCAATAGGCTTTGTTTTAGAGAACTTACAAGTAGATGAGCAATTAAAGATATTAGACCTTGAAATAGGCGATGTGGTACAGGTCAAATTCACACCAAACGGCGTTGGCTCACAAATAGACAAATACGCGGCAATCATTAGAATTGACCATGAAGTACGACCCAAGCAACATAGGGTGGTATTTGGCTTCCAGACTCTAGATACCGCAGGATTCATTTTAGATGATGTTGTCTTTGGTATCCTAGACACAGGCCAATTAGGTTTTTAAGGAGTTTTAGTGGGTTCAGGATTTAAGACATTCTCACCAGGAAATGTTCTTACTGCATCAGATGTAAATAACTATTTCATGGAACAAGCTGTAATGAGCTTTGCTGATTCTGCCGCTAGAACCTCAGCAATCGGTACTGCCAACTTTGAAGAAGGCATGCTTTCTTATCTACAAGATACCGATACCTATGAGGCCTATAACGGAACTGCTTGGGTTAATTTATCTACTCTTTCAGGCGGCTCTGATGCAGGCCTTGTCCATATCAATACGGTTTCATTTTCGGCCTCAAGTTCTGAAAGTCTTAACAATGTATTTAGTTCAACTTATGACAATTACAGAATCTTAATTAAAGGTGTAACAAGTGGCGGAACTACAATTAATTTCAGATTAAGAGTCTCAGGTTCGGATAATTCAACTGCTAACTCGTATGTTTTGCAATTACTTAGAGGTGATGGTGCGGGTGTAGTTGGAGATAGAACAACAAGCAATTTATGGCAATCTGCTTTTTTTGCAAGCACCTTAAAAAATTCGGCAACTATGGATATTTTTGACCCATTTGTAGCAGCAGCCACTTCTATACAAATACACAATGCAAGAGCAACGAGCAATGCTTTATTAGATTTATTTGGTGGGACTCACAATCAAACTGTTTCTTATGATGGATTTACTATATTTCCAAGTTCAGGCACGATGACAGGTTTAGTTTCGGTCTATGGATATAGGAAATGATAATGACAGACAAAATATATATAGGCATTGATGGCAAAAGACAAGAAGCCAAAGGCGAAAATTTAGAACAAGTTTTATTTGCACAAGCGGAAGCACAAGAAGTACAGCGTTTGTTTGAAGCCGAACAACAAGCTAAAGAAGAAGCCAAAGCATCTGCCATGGACAAGCTAAAGAAACTTGGCCTTACTGATGATGAGATTGCAGCTCTAGTCCCTTAATCCACAGCCTGCGCTCCCTCTTTTATTTAAGTTACAATAATAATAAATAAAGGAGTTTTCTTGATTACTTGCGAAATGAAACAAGCATTTTTTAGTTACCTTAGAACTGCCGCAGTTGCAATGGCTTCTGTTTACCTGGCGCTTAATGGCGATGTCTTTCACAAAGAAGGCTTGCAAGCGTTGATTTACGCAGCGATTGTTTCTGTTGCTGGCCCAGCCGCTAGAGCAATCAATCCAAATGATGATGCCTTTGGCAAATCAAAGAAAGATGACGAAGATGCAGATGCCTAGTTGGAAGCATCGCAGGCGTTTAATCTATGCAACTTACGCGCTAAGCGTGCTTATGATTATTTACGCGGCAATCAACTATGCAATCGATGGCGAAGTAGCCAGAGAACTAATAATCGGCGCTGTTGCAATGATTTCAATAATTCTTACTGCTTATACAGCATTCGCTACCCTAGATGACAAATGGCATTTCAAAGATGATGAGGAAGAATAATGCACCCAGTTAAACCAGCAAGAATCACACAGCCTTACGGCAAACCAAATCCGCGCTATGCCGCAGGAGTTCATACTGGAATTGATTATGGTTGCAAGGTTGGAACTCAAGTTACATCAATCGCTAATGGCAAAGTTGTAAAGATATTTAGCGACAAAAATTATGGTCATGTGGTAGTTGTAAGAACAAAGCACAAAGATAAGTTCTATCAAAATTGGTATTGCCATTTAAGCGCACCAAGAGTTAAAGAAGGCGCAAGAGTTAAGAAAGGCCAAGTAATAGCTTTAAGTGGTAACACAGGCAACTCAACTGGCCCACACTTACACCTAGAAACTAGAGAGCGACCATACCTTTACCGCAACCACACCAAGAATCCTTTTATTAGCGACCCTAAAGCTTTTTGGAAATAAGAAAGCGCATAACCTTAAACTGCGTCATTTGCCTAAAGTCTTTACGCATTCTTGAGTGAATAAATTTTTTGTATAGGTAAGGCTTATCTTGTATTGCATTAACAATGCCAAAAAAGTATTCTTCCATCATTTCTAAATCTTGAATGCTTCTAGCAAAGCGATAGCCTTGTAACAAATATCGCATACTTAACTTTTTTCTCATATAGAATTACCTTGTCTCACAATCCTGCACAAAGGAACTTGATTCATGGTTATTGATAATATCTTGCTAACTGGGCAAATCGCTGGTGCGATAGGCGCAACAATTGGAACATTGGTTTTGATTCTTAAATATATGGTTCTAAAGCCTTTAGACCGCAGGATTATTGAAAAGACTAAGCAAATCCAGCCTGATGCCAATGGTGGCAAATCTTTGGCTGATGTTGCAACAGGAATACTACGCGTAGAGCGTAAAGTAGAGAATGTTATTAAGCGTGTCGATAAATTGGAAGAAATTCTAGCCAAATAACCTAGATTTTGTCACAGCAGGCTTATAGTCTGTATGACGAAAGAAAGGGGCTTAGATGCCAAACATTTACCAACCCGAGACTTGGGGTGGATTATCGCAAGAAGCAATAACTAAACTCGCAAAATTTCGAGAATTGATTACTCGAGAGAATGAGCCAATAGAAGAACCAACCGAACTAGACTGGGAAACGGAGTTCTAATGGCTTTTGATTTATCACAATATGAAACTGTTCATGAACGCCTAGACCGATTCTGGAAACAATACCCAAACGGCAGGATTCACACAGATTTGATTGCATATTCAGATACTCAATACATTTTCAAAGCTGCAATTTACAAAGACGCAGCAGACGCTCAACCTTTAGCAACTGGCTTTGCTGAAGAAAGAGTTGGCTCAACCTTTGTAAATAAGACAAGCGCGGCGGAGAACGCAGAGACTAGCGCGATAGGTAGAGCGCTCGCTAATGCAAATTTTGTTTCTCAAGGCAAGCAAAGAGCTAGTGCTAATGAGATGCAAAAAGCAAGTCGCTACGAAGTTGCAAATGGCGATGTTCCGAAAGAAGAATGGAAGAATTCTGCTCGCGGCTCATGGGCCGATGAGGGAAATGCAAGCGCAAAGCAAATTGAATTTGTCAAAAAGATAGTTCAAGATGCTTTTACATCAACAGGGTTACAAGATGAACAAAAGTCTTGGAACTATATTGGCGAATGGCTCAACCGCTCAGATTTTGTGCAGAAGAACCGGCCAATCAATTCGGCTGATGACTTAAACAAGAAAGAGGCTTCAATCATCATCAATGACAAGATGAAGAATAAGACTCTTACAAAGTTAGTGGAGTTCTTGCAAACAAAACAACCTGCTGACTTTGACCCTTGGAAATCACCAGCAAACATCTAAGTTAGGAATCTATTGCTAGAAATGCTATTGATTCTCGCACCAATAAGAGAATTAGAACCTGCAAATCGAAACATAGAAATAACCGCAGTAAGAGAATATGCAAGAGAGCAAGTTGCACCGGCTCAATGGTTTTGCCTAGATGAGCTGTGGCATCGTGAATCTTCTTGGCAAACAAAGAAAAGACCCTGGTTAGCAATCAATCGCTCATCAGGTGCTTATGGGATACCGCAATCATTACCTGCTGACAAGATGGCAACAAAAGGTAAGAACTATCGTGTCAATCCCTATACCCAAGTTGATTGGGGTTTATCCTACATAGCAGAGCGTTATGGCTTACCTTGTAACGCTCTTAACCACCACAATAAAAAAGGCTGGTACTAAAGATGAGTCCTGCGCACATCTTAGGTTTGATTTTTTTAATAGCTTTATTGCCATTTATGGCTGGCGCTTTTATCTTGGCGATATTAAGCGCATTTGATAATGAATCAATCTCTTTAGGCGATGATGAAGAAGATTAGAAGTTTTGGCTCAGTTGAACTTAGACCTTGGGGTAGATGGCGAGCAAGGGTAAGTAGAAATGAAGGCTGGAAAGACATAGGCCATTTCGATACAAAAGAAGCGGCTGAACAAGCGCTAGAAGAATACAAACAAAAGAATGGGATAAAAATGGACGAACAAATAGAAGATGCAATAGGACAAGATTCAAAACCTTTTGCTGAAGTAAGTAAAGATAAAGTTGAAATTTCAACTGGTGTAGTGAGCGAACCCATCACTAATTGGGATTCAATTTTGCAATCTTTTGGTCTTGACCCAGACATCTTTGAAGTGGTCGATGACAAAGTTCGTATGTCAAAATGGCAATCATCTAAGCGCTTAGAAAATGGCGATAGAGATTTAATTTGGCTTTATTCTTACAAAGCTGTATTCAGACGCAGAAAAAAGCCTTTAATCAAAGAAGAAGATATTCAAGAGATAAGAAAAGCAATTCGCAAATTTAAGCGAGGTCAATTTAAGCCTAATAATGAAAAGCCTTCTACCTTTGTAGTTTGCTGGGCTGATTGGCAGTTGGGCAAGTCTGCATCTGGTGGCCCTGAAGCAACTACACGCCGGCTTATTAAATCTTTTGACAAAA